TAACATTTATTAATATGCCAGAAGTAAGCTCATATACACTATATTTGGGAGACAAATTAATTCAAAAATCATTTTTAGGTGATGAATTAGTTTTATATAATCCTGTGACGGAAGTTGAATTAAATATTGTCACAGATGGATTGGTTTTATATATGGATAGTACAAATACAGCTTCTTATCCTGGTACTGGTGCATCCATATTTAATTTAGTAGCTGGTAAGCCAATTACTGGTTCATTGGTAAACACACCAACATTTAAGGACAACTATCTACAATTCAATGGTACAAATCAATATTTACAAATACCAATAAATAGTGGAACTGAATATAGTTTATTATTCACAACAGGTTCATCAACTGTAATGGGTGCTGCAAGATATGCGGACACTGCTGGTAATGGTAGAATCATTAGTACAGCAAACGTACAAACATCAAACTGGTTATTAGGACACTTTAATAATACAACTCTAAACTATTATGCAGAGGGAACTATTGCAGGTACGCCTGGTGGACCAAATGATACAAATTGGAGAATATATACAGGTACGGCAAACGTACCAGGTTCTGTTTATAACTTCTATGTTAATGGAGCATTAGATACAGGCCCATCATCTGGAGGTGCTAGAGGACCGGCTGGATTTGAAATTGGTGTAGCAAATAATAATGGTGTTAGAACCGAATATTCATCAGGCTCATTTGCATTTGTAATGTTGTATAATAGAGTATTAACAGCAGCAGAAGTAACACAAAACTATGATGCATTAAAATCAAAAGTAGGACTTACATAATATGGAATGGATAATTTTTAATATTAGTGAAATAAATAAAATTGATTTCTCGCAAGTCAATGAAGATTCGGTTGATACACTTAGATTATCAGTTGATGAGACAAAAACATTTGTCAATTGGGAAGGTAAAGACCAACCGGCTTTCTTATCCCGATTAGAAACATCGGAAGGCCCATATACTAAGGATGAGATATGGGATATATTACAAACCGATGAATGGAAACATAAATTAATAATACCTTCATAATATGCAGACAGTTTATATTGGAAATACTTTAGTAAATGATTTCTTTATTGGTAATGTAAAAGCAAGTAATGTAATTTCTAATCTAAATGGATTAGTTACTTCAAGTTTAATTGCTTGGTTTGATGCAGAATCTTCTGCAAGTGCAGCAAATTGGAGAACTACTACATATGGTAATAGAACTGGAAGTTTAAGTGGTGGAGCTGGTTATAAATCATCTTATTTACCATCTTATGAATTTAGTTCATCTCTTTCTACTATTGGGTTTGGTACACCACCTGTAACAGGAACATCATCTAGAACATATACTATTTGGGTTAAATCACAATCAACTGCATCACTATCTGTAATTCAATGGAATGGTTCAGCAGCAAGTGGTGATTTTATGTTAATAGGAACTGCTTACGATAATAATAGAAATAGTTTATATTTTAGAACTCTTAATTCTTCTTCAATAGTAATTGAATTACCTGAATTTAATTTAAATGAATGGAATTGTATAACTCTTACAACTGATGGAACTAATACTTGGTCAGCATTTAATATTTGGTTTAATGACCAAAAATATGAGTTTAGCGGAGGAACAACTTGGACTACTCCTTCTATAAATGCAAGTTGGGAATTGGGTTTAAAAGATAGTTCAAATCCTTATTCAGGAAGTATTTTCTCACAATTAGTATATAATAGAGAATTAAATGATAATGAGATTCTACAAAATTATAGCTATTACAGGTATAGGTTAGGTTTTTATTAATGAATAAAACTCAAAACATAATTGTTAAATAATAAAATAAACTCAATATGAAATTAGAAACTCAAAATTCGTATATTACTAACCCACAATTCGTTGGTGGAGTTCCTGTTATTCCAATATCAGGTTCTGCATTTGCATCTGCTTCTGCTAATAATCCACAATTTGGATTTGTAGCTGGTGGATTGTATGTTGGTGAAATTGGAACATTGGTTGTAAAAACATATGACCAATCAGTATTCACAATGGTATCTGCATCAGGATTTATACCTGGTATTATCACAGCTGTTTCAGCATCATCAACTGCTGGTAACATTGTAGCATTAAAATAATATATGTACAATTTAAACTATAACGTAACTAACGCTAGATTAAATAGACCTGTTGGAAGACCTTTTGTTCCAAGTCCTAGACTTGATGCATTTTCATCAAGTTTAGTTTTAGCTATTCCTGGTTCAATATTTAAAAATGGATATGTAAACGTATTTAATCAAATAAATGAATTTGATGATATATCTGCTTATATTGTAAGTGGAGCTATCATAGATGAAACTACAAATGCATATTATGAATTAGGTACAAATCAAAATGTATTATTAACTGGAAGCTATGGTAGCTATTCAGCATCATTTGATGTAAATAACTTTTCAAACATAGGATATAGAACATCAATGTTTTTTACAGGTAGTATAGCATGTACAATTGCTCATTCTGGTACAGCAGGTTCTGGCTTAAACCTTACATCATCAAAATCATTTACTATTGAAAGTTGGGTAGCATTTCCAATAACAGCTTCATTTGCAACGGCATCTGGTGGTGTTACTGAACCTATTATTGTTGTAGATGCAGTACCTAATAGAGTATTGGCTCAAAAATATATAGAAACATTGCCTGATAGCAGTTCTTATTTATATAGAGTAGGATGGAGTGGAAATACAGCACCAGCAGGAAATCCAAGAGGATATACACCTGAATCTGGTTCTTCTGTATTTTTTGTTGATTATGAAAGCCCAGCTCAACCAGGTAATGAAATAGCTTTATACCCAGCTTCTTCAAGTGGATGGACTCCTTATCAATGGAAACACTATGCAATTAGTTTAACCGCTAATAGTGGCTCTTCTGATAATGGAATTTATAGACAATACATTGATGGTAAATTAATATCACAAATAGCTGGAAGATTTCCAATGAATTTTTCACCCGCTGCACCAACAGAAATATTTGGAGAAAGTAATCCTTTCATAGACCCATTTAATGCTGATAGTGCATCTAAAGTATCAGGGGCATTCTTCCAAGACTTTAGAATTTATAATGGTACAAATAAGAATTATACTGGTTCGCAATTTACTCCGCCTCCAAGTATGATTATAGGAGAATTTCAACCATATCCACAATACAATCCATAAAAATTACTATAAATTACAATATAATTGTTAAATAACTAAATACAAAAACTATGAATGCAACATTAGTATTAAAGAAGATTTTACAAAACTTAGCATTGGTTAAGGAAGAAGTAGAATTGACATACGCAAAATTAGCTGATGGAACAATCTTGGAATCTCCAACCTTTGATTTGGGTGAATCTGTAGATGTTGTATCAGAAGATGGTACTAAAACTCCGGCACCAGATGGTGAGCACGAAGTTGTACTAAAAGATTCTGAAGGAAACGATGTAAGAATCAAAGTTGAAACTAAAGACGGTAAAATCGTTGAAAGAGAAAACGTAGAAGTTGAAACTCCAGCAGCTGATGAAGCTGTTGAAATGGAATCAATCGCTGGTGGTGACATGGGCGATGATGAAGAAGTAGCAACTGATGAAACTGCTAATCCAATCCCTGAAGATGAAGATAAAGAAGATATGAAAAAGATGGTTGAAAAACTACAATATCGTATCGAAGAATTAGAAAAGAAATACAATGAAATGGCTAATGTAAAAGACATTTCAGAAGGTAAGAAAGCTGAGAAGGTAATAGCAGAACCAATACCTGGTGACCCAACAGCAGTAAACACTGTTGAGAAAATGGCAGCTGTAGACCCAACTGAAGAAGTTGATGAAGAAGAATTGCCAAAATTGGATGGTGCGCCAATTGATGAAAATGCACAAAAACCATTAGGAGTTAAATTAGGTAAAGCTGGTAAGATTGGTAACTATCAATCATCAGTTCTATCTAGACTATATAAATAAAAAAAATTAAAATCATTTAACAATGAGAAAACAACAAAACTTTTCACAACCTGTATTCACTCAGAACACATATGCTGGTGAATTTGCAGGAAAGTACATTGCAGCAGCGTTGTTATCAGCTAAAACATTGGACAACCAATACATCACAATCATGCCGAATGTGAAGTATAAGAGTGTAATCCAATCAGTTGCAGTTGATTCAATCGTAAACGATGCATCATGTAACTTCACAACTTCTGGTACAGTAGCTCTTTCTGAAAGAATACTTGAACCAAAAGAACTTCAAGTTAACCTTGAATTATGTAAGCAAGAATTCGTAGCATCTTGGGAAGCACTTCAATTGGGCTATAGCGCATTTGATGAGATTCCAAAAGATTTCAACGATTTCTTAATCTCTTATGTTGCTGGTAAAGTAGCACAAGCTACTGAAGAAAGCATCTGGAGAGGTGTAGCAGCAACTAACGGACAATTCCAAGGTATTTATACCGCATTGTCTTCTTCAGTTGTAGCAGGTGGAACAACAGCTCCTGTAACTTCTTCAGTTTCAGGTTCTATCACTTCTGCAAACGTATTAACAGCATTAGATGCATTGGTAAACTCAATCCCTAACACTGTATATGGTAAAGAAGATGTGATGATTTATGTACCAACAAACGTAGTAAAAGCTTACCAACAAGCATTAAGCGGTGGTACTGCTGGTGCAAATGGTTGGAACAACCAAATGAACGTAGGTGAAAAACCATTGAACTTCCAAGGAATTGAATTAGCATTCTGTCCTGGTCTTGCAGCTTCTGCTATGGTAGCAGCACAAAAATCAAACTTGTACTTTGGTACTGGTTTATTGAGTGACCATAACGAAGTAAGAGTATTAGACATGGCTAATTTAGATGGTTCTCAAAACTACAGAATCATTATGAGATACACAGCTGGTACTCAATATGGTATCGGTAATGACATCGCTATCCATAAGAACTATTAATATATTTGAGTGAATAATGGGAAGGTGAAATTCCTTCCCTCACTCTTAATATGTTTAACAAAAAACAAATTAACTTAAAAAACTAAAACGTATGTCTTGTAATTTAACAATAGGTAGACAAGAACCTTGTAAAGATTCGGTTGGTGGTATAGCAGCAGTTTATTTCTGTAACTATACTGGTTCGTTTGGTGCAAATTCAGCACAATCAAGTACTGATGCATTATTAGAATCACTTCCAGCTGGCTTGACGGTTTATGAGTATGACCTTAAAGGAAATTCTAGCTATACTGAAACAGTTAACTCATCTCGTGATAATGGTACAACTTTCTTCTCCCAAGAATTAGTTCTTAACTTGAAGAAACTTACTAACGAAATGACAACTCAATTGAAGTTGATGGCTTATGGTAGACCTCAAATCTTCATCCACACAATGGCAGGTGATACTCTATTGGTTGGACAAAGAGAAGGTGCAGATGTAACAGGTGGTACTATTCAGACTGGTGCAGCATTGGGTGACCTTTATGGTTATTCAGTAACTTTCACTGGACAAGAACAATTCCCAGCTCCATTTGTATCTGGTTCTACTTACGGTAACCCATTCGGTTCTGTAACTAACCCGCCAACAATTGTAAAAGGAAGCTAATTCCTTTCAGTATATCGGAAAAAATTAAAAGGTGGACACTAAGTGTTCACCTTTTTTATTTTCACTATAATCCAATCTAAATTTGTTAAAATATAAACTAAAGACGAGATAATGCTTACATACTATTCATCTAGCAACAACGTATGGACATTTAGAGTACAGCCAACAGGCTCCTCTAATCTTACTATGCATCTGCAAGATATGACAACTTTGGTAAATACATCAGCATCAATATCAAATTATTCATATGATGCGTATGAATCAAAGTTATCATTTACAGGTTCGCAAGTACAAACATTAGTATCAGCAAGTGTAGGAACTCAATATAGAGCATACATTTCAGATACAACTTGCTCTATTTGGCATGGTAGCATAAGTGTATTCACATCTCAATCAATTAACAAGCCTACTTATGTAAACCAAATTCCGTTGGAAGATGTTTATATTAGTAACGTAACGGATAACGAATATATAATTTTAGACTAATATGAAGTTGAATCAAAATTTAAGTGTTGTAAATTTAGCACAACAAGAAATTCCAGTTATTACTGAAGATACCAAAACACGTTACCAATGGGTACCTGTTGGTATTATTGGACCAGATGATTTCTTTCAAAATGTAATTGATGCATATAATAATTCTACAACTAATGCAGCTTGTATAGAAGGTATTGCTGATATGATATATGGTAAAGGTATTTTTACTAAAAATGAAGCATTTTCTGAAACATTTGGTAAAATACTTCCACAAGAAGAACTTAAAAGAGTAGCATTTGATTTAAAACTATTTGGTAATGGTGTTATCCAAGTTTATTGGGATGATTCACATTCTAAGATTATAAAGATGTATCATGCTCCGGCTCAAAACTTTAGAGCAGAAAAGTTGTATGATAAACCAAAGATTGAAAACTACTATTATTGTACTGATTGGAGTGACCATAAAGCACAAAGATATAAGAAAAAGATTCCAGCTTTTGGAACATCAAATGAGAAAATGGAAATTCTTTGGATTAAGAACTATTCGCCAGGCAAATACTATTATGCATTGCCTGATTGGATTCCTGCTTTACAATTTTCTTTTGTAGAGGCTGAATTATCTAATCTTCACTTAAACAATATTGAGAATGGTTTCTTACCTGTTGTAATGTTAAATATGAACAATGGTATTCCAGCTCCTGAAGAAAGAGATACAATTGAGGATTTGATTGAACAGAAGTTTACAGGCACTAGAAATGCTGGTAGATTCATTGTAACATTTAATGATGACCCAGAAAGAAAACCAACAATTGATATAATTCAAACTGATAACTTACATGAGAAGACCCGTTATGTAGCAGAATATGCACAGGACAGAATCTTAGTTGGACATCGTATTACATCACCACTATTATTGGGTATTAGAACTGTATCTAATGGATTTAGTTCTCAATCAGAAGAAATGAAAACAGCTTATTCTATTCTTCAAACAATGACAATCATTCCATTCCAAAGCCTAATCATTAACTTCTTAGCTGATGCGTTTGATAAAGGTGGATACCCTGAATCTCAATTATATTTTGAACAATTGACACCATTGGTAATTCTTTCTCAAACTGCAGAAGAAACAGGTCAAACAACTGAGCAAGTTGAAAAACAAATTAACGAACAAGCTGAAAACACTGCTGAGATTGAAGGAAATCCATCGGCAGTTGACCAAAATATAGAAACTGAAAACCTAAGTGATTATAGTAGAAGTAATCCTAATTTCAGTAAAAACTTTATAACTTATAAACTTCAATAAAATATGGCATACGCTTTATTTATAACACGCAACGATATTATAAAAAATACTCCACTTCAAGGTTCAATTGATGCTGATAGATTATTAAATTTCGTTAGAACTGCTCAAGACAAATACATTCTTAATCTTTTAGGAACTGTACTATTTGATTATTTACAAGCTCAAATAGAAGCAGGAACATTTAACAATTTAAATTTTTATTATCAAGACTTAATGAAAGACCATATTAAGCCAACCTTAATTTGGTATTCATGTGTAGAATACTTACCGTTTAGTGGTGTCCAATTCAAATCTGAAGGCGCTGTAAAACACGAAACGGATACCGCTAAATCGGTAACTAAGAATGAAGTAGATTATCTTCTTCAAAAGGCTATGAACAATGCAGATTATTACGCAACAAGAATGCAAAACTATCTAATATCATATTCAAATCAGATACCGCAGTATTATCAATCAGTTGGTAATCAGACTCAGATTTATCCTGATATGGGTAATGCTTATTTTGGTGGAATAAATTTATAATATAATGGGAGCAACAATAGTAAATAATATTGGAACTAATTATGTTTTATATTACAACGTAATTAATTACTTTAAAACAATAATGACAAATCACCCTAGCATTCAGCGTGTAACCTATGGTGATAATTGGGGTTTAGATAGTGATGAATTTCCGCAATATCCAATTGGTAATGTTTTAATTACAAATGCTAGATTCCAAGAAAAGGTATTACATTTTAGTGTACAACTTACTATTGCTGACAAAATTAAGTTAAAAAACAACGAAAGTATTGGTAGTTCTAACTCTCAAGAGATTCCTTTTTATGGAACTGATGATACGGTAGATATACATGCTAATACTCTTTCTATTCTTAATGACCTTTTAGCATTTACACAAAGAGGTACTGAAGCTTTGGATATTATTACTGAACCAATTGCTGTACCATTTAAGAACGAATTTCCTAACGCTTTAGCCGGTTGGGTTTGTACATTTGATTTAGAAGTATTCAATCAGCAAGATATTTGTTTATTTCCTAACCTATTAGGAACTACATTGGATATTAAAG